AGACTCCAGCTTGCGCTCGCGGCACACATGTGCTATGGCCAAGTGTGCGGAAGCTGACAGACTGGCGCTTGACACTGCGCCCACCTCGTGCTAGGCCATATGGAACTCATACGAAAGACCTGCCCCGCTCATACATCTGCGCCTCACGCGTAACTGTCGAATAGTAAGAGAGGCTCGAGGCAAATGTATGAAACTCATATCCGGCGTAAGAGTGTCAATCTGAGAATAGTAAGAATTTGAGAGTAGAATAGTAAGAAGTTCATAGGGGTGGGGGGCGGGATTCTTATATTCGTGGGACCGGACCGGCGAACGGGAGTGAGCGGACCCACACCGCTGCACCACAGCGAACTAAGGGGCCGGGGGGCTTGACAAATGGCCTTTTGGGTGCTATAATGGAATCATAGCAGCACAGGGGACTACCCCCCCGTGACGGTCAAGGGGTACCGGCCTTCGACCTCATCTTGGCAGATGAACCCCTCACCCTTCAACCACCTGAACCAGCGGACCTTCATTCCTTTAGTGACACAATGCACAAGGGCTTATATCCCGGCACGGCTGCACATAATCAGTCTTGAGTGCGCTTTACTACGGGCCCGCAGTTGACAAGCCGCCTTTACTGTGCTATAATGGGTATACACCCATCAAGACCTGCCTTGAGAGGACCCACATGGCCAGAGCACCCGGAGCCCACGAGTACGCTACAGCAGAGGTCCGTTCGAAGGGCTTCGGCATCACGCCCGAGGGGCGCGTGTACCGCATGGTCGGTCGAAGCCTCGTCCCTCCGTCAGACGCTGACTACGCGTTCATCGGGGAGTGGCCAGTGCTGTTCACCGAGCCCATGGTGAAGGCAGCAGAGCTGGCGCTGGATGAGAGTGTGACCAATGAAGCTCAGTGAGTACGCCCAATGGCTGGCCACGAAGACCGTACCGGTGACGAAGCACGTCGCCTACGACTTCCGCCAGTTCGTGCCCCTCACCGCCCCCGAGATCAAGGGCAGCTCGGTCATGGCCAACAGGGCTGCAGTTGCGCGCTATGCGGCAGTGCAGCCCGACGAGTTCCCCGGGCCGGTGGTGCGACGTTGAAGATCAACCACAAGAACGACCGAAAGGAGCCGTTCATCCTGAGCCGCATCCTCCTCGGCTCGATGGTGGGTGCCGCGGTCGCGCAGGTCGCCATCCACCTGATTCCGCGGGTCCTGTGACCTACAGCGAGAGGACTGAGATCCTCAAGCTGTACCGCTCCGCTGAGGGGTCGTCTAGCGGTAGGACCGCTGGCTCTGACCCAGCTAACGAAGGTTCGAACCCTTCCCCCTCAGCCATACTGACCTGCGAGGACGTCGGCGATGCAGGCATCTGCATCTGCCCTGAGATCCAAGAGGTCCACCCCGCAGGGCGCTCGTCTAACGGCAAGACGGTCGGCTGTGACCCGGCAAATGGGGGTTCGAATCCCTCGCCCCTGACCATCATCCCAGACGTCTGGGCGCTGGGCCTCATCCCCGGCATGAACAAGCTGATGGGCTTCGGGGAGCCTGATCCGCCCGAGGCGTACTGCTCAGAATGTGGAGCCCACCTGTAATGGCGACCGCCAAGCAGATCCGCGAGAGCATCGCAGAGGCCAAGCTCATCGAGGAGCTGGACCCCGAGGTCCAAGACCGTATCGCCTCGGGTGAAGTCGAGGTGCGCGCAGACCGCGGGGAGAAGGGCAACCTCATCCTCGTGGACGCGACGTCGAAGAAGTACGTCAAGGGCACCGACCGAGCGGTGGGCTCGCCGGACATGGCCGAGGTGGGCAAGGCGAACGGCTACAAGAACACGACGGCCTACCGCGAAGCATGGCAGACGATGTTCGCCCTCGCGGGTGAGGCGGGTGGCGTGGGCTTCGAAGCCCTCATGGACAAGGTGTGGTGGGCAGCCAACGGCGCTGAGCAGCTCGTGGCATGCACCCACGACGGGTGCGGCAAACGGCACATGGTCGCCTTCAAGCCAGACGCCAAGGTACTGTTCCAGATGGTTGAGTCCGTCATCGGGCGCGCATCCCAGCAGGTTGAGGTCAGCGGCCAAGTCGGCCACATCCACGACATCCTGCGCGAGGCTGCGAACGACGACAGCCCCATCGAGGTCTGGTCGGTGAACCCGCAGGACCCACAGGGCGAATCCGAGCGCCGGAAGCAGAACGCGCTGGATGCCGGGGTGGTCGAGGCAGATTGGTTCGAAGTTGCCGACGACGACTAACCTCTCCCCCCACGCAATCGCCACAGCACGGGCTAGGCGGGCGCAGTGGGCTGCTCTTGCCTACAAGCCGTCCGAGTGGTCACTTGAGTTCGTCCACGCCTCTCAGACGCGTTACACGGCTGTGTGCACAACTCGGCAGTGTGGCAAGACCACCTCCGGGGCGGCTGAGATCCAAGACGCCATGATGGAGCCCCACCACCCCATTTTCAAGTGGCCGTGGGTCGGGGTGCTCTCCTACGACTACGAACACGCTGAGATGCTGGTCGACCGGTGGATCGACTGGGCCCGGGACGCCTTTGGGCAAGATTACGTGAAGGTGGACCGCAACAAGCACACCGCGCACGTCATGATCGACGGCAAACCGACCGCAAGACTGTCTTGGCACACCGCATCGGACCCCAGAAGCCTCGGTGGGCCGACTTATAGCACCCTTTTCGTCGATGAGAGCCAAAAAGTGTCCGATGAGGCGTGGAATGTCATCCGACCGGCCCTAAATGTGCGAAAAGCGCGTGTTTTCGCCTTCGGCACCCCCGACATGATCCCAGAACAGACTTGGTACCGCGGATTGTGGCTCCGAGGGCAGGATGGGGACCCAAACTACACTTCTCACACCGTGACGTGCTTCGACAACCCTTGGATCACCGAGGAAGAGATTGCCGACGCCCGCGAGACGATGTCGGACGAAGAGTTCCGCATGCTGATGCTCGGGCAGTGGCTCGACATCGACGGGCGCGTGTTCAAGGACACCGACGGGGCCTTCAAGCCTGACATCTGGGAGGCGTTCGACGAGGTGAAGTTCGACGCTGGGGAGATCGGCCCGTTCATCATGGGGGTCGATCCGGCCAAGGAGCACGACTACACCGTCGCGTACATCTTCGACCAGCGCCGGAACCGCACAGTGCACAAATACCGCGTCAACGAGCTGAACTACCCCAAGGTGGAGCGCGAGCTGGCCGCATTGAGCAAGCTGTGGCACGTAGAGCAGGTGGTGCTCGACACGACGGGCGCTGGGAACGTGGTCGCCGACCACCTGATAGAGCTGGGCGTACCAGTGCGGGGCGTCGTTTTCAACAACCAGAACAAGGCCCACATGATTGCGGACTTGACAAGACGCTTCCAGCATGCTATAATAGAGGTAGACCTCCGTGATACCCAGCTCGGTCGCGAGTTGGAAGTCTTCCGCCGCAAGGTGAGCAGCACAGGCACCATCACGTACTCCAGCCCCGTCAACTACTTCGACGACAGCATCATTGCCCTCGCGCTAGCCGCGGGGTACGCCCGAACTGACATCGGCGTGGTGCGGAAGAACGTCGACCGGTATGTGAACCTTGGCCGCGGCGAATACGCCCACGGCGAGGGTTCCTACGCTGAGCACCAGAGAATCATCCAGTCGGCCAAAGAGGCCTTCGCCAAGGAGCGGTAATGCCGGTAGAGCAGACTCTCACTGAGGAGCAGCAGAACAACGCCGACCGCCTCACAGCGTTGGCGATTCTGCGCGACCGCGCCACTCACCTTGAGAAGTCGGTCTACGGGGACTACAGGGCTGCCGTCGAGGAAGACGCCACCTATTACGAGCTGACTTGGGCCGAGGACTTGGTCCCGGTCGACTGGCGGCGCAAGGGCATCTCGGCAGTCATCCCTCCGACCGCCTACAACGCGGTGGAGAACGCGGTGGACCATGTCCTCGTGTCCCCCGACATCAACGTCCCCGCCCGCCCGACCACGCAGGACTTCGCCGAGGAGCAGGCTGTATCTGAGCGCAAGGCGCTCGCCCTCCGGTTCTGGTGGGACCAGATGGCGATTGAGGGCAACCCCGTCAGCGCAGCCTCCAAGAGCCTCATGAAGGACGGGAAGCTCGTCCTCAAGAAGACCATCCGGTGGGACACCATCCCGGACGAGGTGGACGACGACATCCCGATTGGCCTCGATGAGTTCCCGTGGCAGCTCACGAGCCTGCCGCCCGAGTCCGTCTACGAGGACCCCGACCGCCCCTACGACCCGATGTACGTTTACGAGACGTACGACGTCACCGTGTCCAGCGCCAAGCAGACCTACCCGGACGGCCTCGGCGGCTGGCGCTCGGGCGACGACTTCGAGAAGGTCGCGGTCATGGAGTTCTACTCCAAGCCCCACGGCGAGTCCGCTGGCAAGCACGTTGTGTGGATCGAGGACGAGCCCGTCGTCGATGTCGACAACCCGTACCACTGGAAGCGCATCGACGGCACCTTCACCGGGTACGTCCCCTACGTCATCCGCGCGAGCGGCTGGGGTGAGCGCAAGTCCGACTACAACCCGGAGTCCTACTACGTCGGCATCCTCCGGCGCATGCACTCCCTGCTCGACGCGCAGGCGGGCCATCTGACGGACGCCAGCGTCCAGATGAAGTACAGCACCTTCCCGGTGACAATCACGTCGCTGCCTGAGTCGGTGCCGATCAATGTCGGCCCCGGCGAGGTGACGCGTAAGACGCGCCCCGAAGACACGGTGGAGTTCATCCGCCCGCCCGACCTACCGGCCAGCCTCTTCAAGGTCATCCAGCAGGTGACCGAGGAGGCCAATGGCCTGACCAAGTTCGATGCCCTCGGCGGCACGGGCCTGCGCGGGGTCGACACGGCGACTGAGTCGGACAACATTGTCCGCAATGCCAGCGCCAAGTTGAACAGCCCCGTGTTGGCCCTCCGCTCCGCCCTGACGGCCATCAACAAGCAGATCCTGCAGGACGTCGAGAACGTGCTGGAGCAGCCGGTCCTCCTCTTCGGGGCACCCGATGACGGCGAGTCTCTCGTCGTGCTCGACCCCGGCGAGATCAACGGCTTCTACCACACGACCGTGGAGCTGAGCACGACCGACAAGGCAGCCCTCGACCGCGCGAACGCGCGCCTGTGGGGCGACCTCTACCGCATCTTCCCGGGTTTGGCCGAAAAGCTGGCCATGCAGAACGCGGGCATCGAGAACCCGCAGAAGACGCAGGAAGACCGGGCCGAGGAAGACACATGGCGGGGTCCGCGCATGTCGCAGGTCCGCGAACTCGCTGCCCTCGTGGCGATGGGCGAGTCGGCCAAGACTGTCCTCGCCGCAGCGCAGCAGACCCTCGAAGGGGAAGCACGGCAGGAAGAGGCAGGCGCAGTCTCCGATGGCACCGACCCGCTCCAGCAGGGCGGCAGCCTGAGTGCCAACGGAGCGCCCCAACCGGCCCCCGCCGTCGCAGCCGGACAGGCCGCGGCGATTGAGAAGCGCACAGACTTGAGCGGCCAGTAATGGCTGGGTTCCGGTCGAAGCAGAACATGCGGATCGCAGCACGGGCAGCCGTCCGCAACCTGCGGATGCTGAACATCATTGCCGACGCGTATGGCACCGTTGAAGGCGTCCTGCCCGTCCCGAACGCAGATCAAATTGAGTCCCGTCTCGAGCGGAATGACATTGAAGGAATCGCACAGGCACTGCCATCACTCATGGCACAGGCGCTGGGCGGGGAGCAAGAGTAATGCACGACGAAGCCGACAGCAAGTTCGAGCAAGAGATTGCCGCCCTTGAGCAGCGACTGGTCGGTGCAGGTGTTGACAGCTTCAATGTCAATGCGCTGATTGGCCTCGCCCGACAGCAGGGCAGCGTGACCGACCCCCTCGTCATCGCGGAGGTGCAGAGCGCCATGCTGGCCGCGCCCCGTCTGGCTCAGGAGGGCCGGGAGGCGGACGTCGAAGCGCAGGCGAACATTCAGAAGGAGCGGGCAGACGCCGCGGGTGGCGTGGAGACGCTGGCCGTACTGGACCGTGCCTTCGAGGTGAACCTCGTTGGGGAGGAGAACATCTCCTCCATCGCCGCTCAGTTCGCGCCGACCATCGAGGCGCTCGGGAACACGCAGCTCGCAGTCGACGCTATCCGCGAAGTTCTGGGCGTGGGTGAGGCGACGGATCGGGCCCGGTTCTTCCCCCTCGGCGACCCTGCCACGGCGGCGGGCCTCGAAGAGATCCGGGGCCGTTTCGGCATCGAGGGGCCTGACCCCCTGACTACGGTGGTGACCGAGGAGGGCGACGCTTCAGTCATTGAGACTCTCGCCGGAATCGGGCTCGCCTACCGCGGGCTCAACTCACAGGGCCAGATCATCGCTGTCGACTCGCGGGGCAAGGAGTTCATCTACGGCACCAACGAGGACGGCTCCATCTTCCGCATCGGCGAGGCTGGGAAGGACGGGCTCGCGGGTGGCGGCGGGACTGGCGCTGCGGCTGTCCGACTCCAGAACATCGGTGTCGATATGGACGGGTTTGCGCTCGTCTTCAACCCCGCAACAGGCAGCATCACGAAGGGCCCACAGGTTGGGTTCGGCCAGATCGACCCGCGCACCATCGCAGCCGAAGAGTCGCGCCAGTTCAACGAGCAGCAGGGTCTGCGTGAGGGCGAGTTCCTCCGCGACGTGCTGTCGAATGGCCGCAACTTCCTGACCGCGGCCTTCCTCTCTCGTGGCCAGCGGGGCGGCAGCCCCCTCGCTGAGACGACTCAGGCCGACCTGCTCCGCCGTGGCTTCGGCCCCGAGCAGGCCCTCGGTGGCTTCAACGCGGCGCTCGGCTCCATCAGTCCTGAGGACGCAAGGAAGGTCCCGGCCTTCGTGCGCGAAGGACTCGAGGAACAGGGCTTGACGGGCGGACTGGGCATTGACCCCAGCGGCTTCGGCGTAGGCGGCGGTGGCGGCGGTACGCTGGCAGGCGCTGCGGTGCGCCCCGGCGAGATTGACCCGGCTACACTGGCGGGCTCCGGCGCTCCCTTCGGCCAGACCAGCCTCTTTGCCACAGGCGACAAGGGCGCAGCCCTCCCCACCGGTCCCGGCTTCGACGGACAGGGCGCAGTCCCCGCCACGGAGCTGGGCAAGATGGCGCTGGCGTTCGCGCCCCCGGCTGTCAAGGACATCGCGGGAGGCCGAGAGGTCGGCGCGCTGGGTACCAGCGGTGTCGGTGGCTTCGCCATCCCGCTGGCCAGCCCACAGACGCTGGCCAACCTGACCACGGGGGAGCGCGGCGCGCTGAGTACGACCCTTCAAGTCACTGATCAGCGCACGCTGGAAGAGTTCGAGCGCGAGTCTGCCCAGCGGTTCAGGGGACAGGGTTCCCGACTTGCGACTGGAGTCTAAGTGCCCACACAAGCAGAAGTCCTCGCACGGATAAAGGCGGAGCAGGAGGGCGCACAGCCCGGTTTCCAGCCGTCCGGCCTCGCTCTCCCAGAGGCGGAGGAGGACGGCGGCGGCTTCCTCGGTGGCGTTGGCGACATCTTCGGTGGGGGCGCAGACGTGTTCCGGGCCGTGGTGCCGCAGAGCGCACGCGACGTAGCGGGTGCCGTTATCAACAACACCCTGTCCGGTGAGCGGTTCCTCAACACGATCGGTGGGGTCGTCAGCGATAATGAGGACTTCGGTACAGACATCAGCAACAAGCTGCGGGAGGTCGACAAGATCGGTGGCCTGCTCGCGATTGGCTTCGACGTGGCCGCATCCCCGGCCACCATCCTCACCGCGGGCTTCGGCGGGCAGATTGCCGCGGGCCTCAGCGCAGGACGTCTCGGCGTCGCAGGCAGGATTGCCGCCTCAGCCATCGAGCCCATCGCGGGCGGCACGGCGGCTTCGGCTACAGGTCGTTTCGGCCAGCGGTTCGCAGCAGAGAACATTCTCGGGACTACCGCCAGCGCAGTCAGCGGTGAAGTGGCCGAGCGCCTCGAAGGTGCCAACCCCGTGGTGGCGGGCGTCAGTTCCCTCGTGGCAGGTGCCCTCGGTGGTACCGCGGTCCTCCGCACGACCAGCCGCAAGCTCCCCGGCCTCGTCGGCAAGCAGCTCCCGGTCACCAAGGACTTGACCATCGGCGACACGGAGCTGGCCAGCTTCCGCACGGACCTCCGCCTCAATGAGATCGCGAGCGCCAAGAGCGCGCAGGAAGTCATCGACAACCTCGGCTTCACGGCGCAGTTGGCCCGCAAGTTGAAGGACTCCACGAACCCCGGCCAGCGGCCCGGGTTCGCTTCCCGCCTCATGCAGAAGGCGCTGCCGAAGGACGGCGACGTCCGGGCGCTGTTCCGTGAGGCGTCCGTCCGCGAGATGGCCCACGACGGGTGGGTCGCGCTCCGCATGGTCGACTTCAACGACAACTTCCGTGAGTTCAGGTCCATCTTCGACAAGGAGACGGGCAACGTCAAGGTGGAGGTCAATCGGGCCGGTGACATCGTCCTGCCCCCCGACATGCGGAACGCAGTCGAGAACATGCGCGGCTCCCTCGACGAGAGCATCGAGTGGGAGAAGCAGCAGGGCCTTGAGCCGCAGGAGATCATCGGCGAGCGGGACGCATACCCTCAGCTCGAATCCGGCCTCCGTGAAATGACCTTCGCCGAAATGTTCGAGCGGGTCACGGGCGGGCGCTACTTCCCCAAGGAGATCGTCGAAGTCGATGGCGTCAAGCGCGCCTCCGGTCGCATGGACCCGTTCACCGTGGCCAAGCGCGCACCCGGCTTCGCTGACGACGTGCCAGAGCAGATTGCCACCTTCGAGGCGAACCTCGCCGCGGGCACCAAGTACGGCTCCAACGTCAGTCAGGTCTTCGAGGACCGGCTCATCAGCGGTGGTCGCAGGGGCAACGCCAAGTGGTTCCGCGAGACGGCCAGCGACCCACTGTTCGGTGGGCGCACCATCGGTACGTACATCGACGAGCACGCCTACGGCATCCGCACGCGGATCGCCGGTCGGTCCCGCGACGTGCGCGCGTTGAGCCTCAGTCTCGAGAAGAAGATCAGCCGCAAGGTTGCACAGGGTCAGGCGGTCGCTGCTGGCAAGAAGGCCGCACTCCGGGCGAAGGCTGCGAAGAAGCAGCTCAACGCCGTCGAGCAGGGAGAGTTGCGGACCATCGAGGCCGTCGAGTCCTTGCGCGTCAAGACCCTCGCCGAGGCAGCGTTCAGCGCCAAGACCTTCCGCAAGGCCAAGAGCAACCTGAACCGCCCGACCGCCAAGGTGCTCAAGGACAGCGAGTCCGGCATCGAACGCATCACCGAGGCCCGCGACCAGATCGACAAGATGACTGCGCTGCTCGACGAAGCGGCGAACGCGAAGGTCCTGACCGAGAGCGAGATCGGCTCGATGCGGTCGAAGCTGGACCGCTTCAAGGTGGAGCTGGACCGGGACCGCGGTATCGTCGCCAACCTCCGTGAGGCTGCTAGCCAGCCCCAGTCGACCATCGGTCGCGTGAACGTGCCCCAGCTCGGGCGCTCGTTCCCCGAGGCGGTGGGCGACAGCCTGAACAACAAGTTGTCCCCCGGCACAGAGAACGCGATGATCCGGCAGATTGGCTCGTTCAACAACGTGGCCCGCTCGCTCATGGCGACCCTCGACCTCTCGGCTGCTGGTATTCAGGGCCTGCTGGCCCTCGGCTCCCACCCGCTGCAGGCCATGGACGCCCTCCGCGTCGCGTGGCAGTCGCTCGTGGACCCGAACGTCTACGCCGATACCCTCTCCAAGAAGAAGGGCACGCTCGAGAACTTCATCCGCATGGGCGGTCACTTCGCCGGGGACGACACGGGCGAGTTCGCCTTCACGCAGGGGCTCCGCAAGGTGCCGGTACTCGGCAAGCTGTTCGACAAGAGCAACATGGCGTTCACCCGCACGGGGAACCTGATGCGGCTGACCCTGTTCGAGCAGGCGCTGGAGACGAACCGGCTCAAGGGCTTCGGCTCGAAGGGCGCTCTGACCAAGGGCGTGACGGAGGCCGAGGGTCGTGCCATCGTGCAGACCATCAACAGCGCGACCGGCTTCCACGCCGGGAAGCCCAGCTCGTGGGAGAAGGTCGGCTTCTTCGCCCCCCGCTACTTCCGCTCGCAGTTGGACATTATCGGCAAGGCCATGATCAGGGGTGGCCCCGACGCGCAGCTCGCACGCTCGATGCTGTTCAAGACCATGATGCTCGGGAGCGGGTTGACCGTGCTGGCCAACGAGGCTCGTGGCGAGAAGACTGAGTTCAACCCCCTCCGTGAGGACAGCAAGGGCAACCTCCGCTTCAACAGCAACTTCATGCGGATCAAGAACATCGGCGGCAAGGACGTGTCGGTCTTCGGTGGCTGGGACTCCATGCTCGGCCTCATGACCACGGCTGCCGTTGCGGGCCCGCAGGCAGGCATCACCCGCCTCATGCGGACCAAGGCCAGTCCCGCGCTGAGCACCGTGTTCGACATCATCGAAGGCGAGACGTTCGACGGCCAGCGCATCGACCTGACCACGACCGAAGGCTTCATGAACGCCGTCATCACCGAGGGCGTGAACAAGCTGCCCTTCACCGCGCAGGACACAATCGAAGCGTTCAGCAACGGCGAGTGGCCCACGTCCGCAGCGTTCAACTTCTTCGGAGTCAAGTCCACCGCCACCACCAAGTACGAGCAGCGCGACATGCTGGCTCAGCAGATGTTCGACTCTCACTGGACCGACCTCACCGGGCAAGAGAAGGCAGAGATCGAAGAGGCTCGGCCTCAGTTGTTCCGCGACATTCAGGAGCGAGACAAGGACCGAGCAGGCCTCGGCGACCCGTCCAGCACCGCACGTCTCGAGCGGGACGAGATCGACCAGACGCGCATCAAGGAAGAGTCGGCGCTGGGGATTGCGTTCCAGAACGGTGTCATCAGCATCTCCGACTTCACCGACCGAATGGATGTGCTGCAGGCTTCGTCTTCGGACCAGAAGCGCCGGGTCGACTCCGTCCTCGGGCTGGAGTTCGGCGAGGCCGCGAACCCGAACCAGAAGGCACTGTCCGACTGGTACGACCTCAGCGACGCAGCCAACATTCCCGGCACCGGTATCCGCGACTGGGATCTGTGGGAGAGCATCGAAGCCAGCTTCATGGCCGACCTCAACCCGGAGCAGACTCGCTTCATCGAGGAGCGGAGCCGCCCCGAGCACAGCCCGGACATCGACTGGTACTACAAGGCCAAGGACGTCATTGCGGCGGCAGGCTACTACGAGACGGTCGACGCAGCCTTCGCTCTCATGTCCCCGGCACTCCGCGCAGTTGACGCGGGTGTGCCCATCAATTCATACGGCGCTCTCATTACCGCACTCGACGCAGCGCGGAAGCGGGGGGACCAGATGCTCGTCATTCAGCTTGACGGCATCGCACGATCAATCCAGCAGACAGCCGGAGCGCAGAAAGACCTCCTACGAATTGGCAACCCAGCATTGGATCAAGCCCTCCTGACACTCGGTCGCGTGAGCAAGTCGCTCAGCTTCCCGGCCTAGGACGCTTGACAAACACCAACCTGTATGCTATAATGGAAGAGTAACCCAACATGGTTTCACAACACTTCGGTTCCGACGACTCCGACAAGGACGACGAGGGTGGCCCCCTCCTCGACGAGCAGGACAACGAGGAGAACGAAGAAGACAATGACGAGTCCTCGGATGATTCCGACGACAAGGAGTTTGACATCGAAGCGGCCCTCGACGAGGTTCGCTCCGGTACGATGAGCAAGGCAGACTTCGCGACCTTCCAGTCGCAGGTCACCCGCCAGCTCGGTCAGGTCAAGACTCTCCAGAGCGCAGTGAGCAAGCTCGAGAAGTCGCAGGTCGACGGTGACAGTGTCGCCGCCAACAGCGAGATTCTCGGGGCACTCATCGCAGCTCTCCCATCCGTTCTCGACACCTCCGACCCCGCCTTCGCGCAGCTTCGCACGCTGCAGGAAAAGCGGGCTCAGGCTGAGGTCACCCGAGACGCCATCGCCAAGATGCGTGAAGACGTAGCTGGCGACACTCCTGTCAGCGATGACGGGACAGGCAACGCTCTGTCCAATGAGGACGCTGCCGCTTGGAACACCGCTTCCAGTCTGGTCAATGGTTACGCCAAAGCGAAAGGCGTCGACCCGACCAGCGTAGAGAAGTCCGTGTGGGACAAGGCAATCGCGGACTCGATGGGCCAGCCCCAGCGAGCCGCCGAACTGATGTACAAGGTCGTTGATGACCTCGTCGAAGGTTCGGACTCTCGACAGAGCAACCGTGCAGCCCGGAAGGCTGCAGGCCAGAAGGGGAACGGTCCGGACAAGTCCGGCAGTTCCGACGGCGGAAGCCTCACTCTCGCGAAGTTGCGAAAGATGACGCAGAAGCAGATCATGGCCCTTCCGACTGAGGAAGTGGACAAGGTACTCCAGCAGGCCTAACACTCGATTGACCAACCAGCCAGCCATCCAAAGAGGATAAGACTATGACTCTCAACAGTGTCATCCCACAGGTTTGGAGCGCCAAGCTCCTGATGAACCTGAACGACACGCACGTCTACGCCGATCTGCTCACCCGTGAGTACGAGGGCGAGATCAAGCGTTCCGGTGACTCCGTCCGCATCAACACGATCGGTCGCGTGAACATCAGCACGTACGACAAGAACACGACCACGCTGACGCGTGAGACGTTGAACACTGCCGCACAGGTGCTGATTGTCGACCGGTCGCACTACTTCGACTTCGAAGTGGACGACATCGACGCAGCCCAGCAGAACCCGAAGGTCATGGGTGCCTTCACCGCAGAGGCCGCATGGGGCTTCTCGGACGTCATCGACTCGGACATCGCGAGCGTGCTCGCGGCTGGTGCCGGTACGACCAATGACCCCGCGGCGGCGGTTGGTACGGGCGCAGGCGACGACGACGCGTACGAGGTCCTCGTTGACCTTGGCGTGAGCCTCACGGAGCAGAACGTGCCGAAGGGCGCGCGCTGGGTCGTGGTTCCCCCGTGGTTCGAGGGCATGCTGCTCAAGGACCCGCGCTTCGTGTCGTTCGGCACGGACAAGAACGGGAACGTGCTTGTCAACGGCCAGATTGGCCGCGCAGCGGGCTTCGACATTCGCGTGTCGAACAACGTCCCGGTGTCCAGCTCGGACTACACGATCATCGCTGGCGTCAAGAGCGCCGCGGCGTACGCCGAGCAGCTCAACGAAGTTGAGCCCTTCCGTCCCCACGACGGATTCAGCGATGCCCTCAAGGGCCTCTTGCTGTACGGTCGCAAGGTCATCGACCCGTCCCGTCTCGTGAAGGTTGTGGCGACGCAGGCATAAGCCTGCTGAACCACCCAGCACACCAAACTGAAAGGACAGCATAATGGCTGTTACCACGATCACTCCAGTGGTCCTCGTCATGGACACCGAGTCGGCGGACCTTCCCGACGCGTCCGGCACCGCGATTACCGCGGGCGTCGATGGGTTCAGCATCGCTGCAACCCCCCTGTCCGAGGGGTACTCGGGGAACATGCTCATCAAGATGTTCGAAGCTGGAGGCACGGCAGGCGTCGTGGTCTTCAATGCGGGCGTGAAGCCCCCGTCGATCCGCGCGGACCTCGGTCCTCTGTCGGTGTCGATGGCTGCGGGCGATGCCCGGATGATCAGCATCGAGCAGGCGCGCTACACGCAGGCGGATGGCACCATCACTGGTATCATCACGGGCGTGAGCGTCGATGACATCACGATGACGGTCTTCCGCCTCCCGCGGAACGTCTAAGCAACGATTAGGAGCGGGGGACTGCCACCCCGCTTGACCTCCGAAAGGGGTGCAACATGGCACAGCGCAACCACGAGATCAATTCTCGACCCGGCGCAGGACACTCGGCCTTCCCAGAAGTGGCACAGATCAGCGCGACGGCGACCGCCAAGGTGGTCCCGGCAGGCGTGATGGTCTACAAGATTTCAGCGGTTGCCCTCACCGGCAGCATCGACATTCCAGTCCATCGAGCCCTCCAAGTGCTCGACATGTGGGCTGTTGGCACCGGCACTGCCGGGGCTGGCGACACGGTGCTCATCGCGAACGACACCACGGCCATCACGGACGCCCTTGACATGAACGTCTCGGACAAGGTCCGGGTGGGTGTCGCTACCATTGACGACGCACAGACCATCATCGCTGCAGGTAGCAACCTGCGGGTGACGGGTGCGTCCGCAGTGACCTGCGACGTCTTCGTTCTCGTTGCTCCGGTTACGGAATAACCACCTATGGCGCAGACTTTTGAGAAGCTCGCCATTTCCTCCTCGGCGGTCGGCCTCACTGAGGCCATCGCCGAGGGGATGAACCACGCGCTGGTCACCGTCGAGACGGAGTCCATCCGCTTCCGAACGGACGGGGTCGCACCCGACGCCACCACCGGCCACCTCGTAACCGCGGGGAACAGCATCACTCTGGAATCTAGGCGAGAGATCACTCAGTTCTCCGCAATCCGCGAGTCCGCAGACGCCACAGTACAGGTGTCCTACGACAAGTACAGTCAGATCGGACGATAACATGGCCGCAGCGCCGACCTTCGAAACAATCACGGTCAGCACGACCGCCATCGGGATCACCGAAGCCATCCAGTTGGGGCAGAACCACGCCATCCTCACGCTGGAGGGCGGAGCCTTCCGCTACCGCGTGGACGGCAACGACCCCACCGCCACGGTGGGCCACCTCGTGCTGGAGAACTCCACCCTCGTCCTCGAGAGCAGGCGCGAGCTGGTGAACTTCCGGGCCTTTCGGGACGCCGCAGCCGACGTGATTACCAGCGTCTCGTGCTCCACCCGCTCCGGGCTGAACCGCTAAGGAGCTACCGTGACCCTGAACACCAAGACCGGGCAGGAACTGCTGACGGGGCTGGGCCAGTTCATCGACGATGACTGGACCGGTACCACCACGTCCGCGGGCACCACGACCACCCTGATCGACACCTCTCAGACCGACTTCGGTGAGATGGCGATGGTCGACGGGTGGATCAAGATCACGTCCGGCACGGCTGACGGCGAGGTGCGTCGGGTCACCATCAACGACGGCAGCACGACCATCACGGTCAGCCCCGCCTTCTCCGCCGCCATCGCCACGAGTGTGACCTACGAGTTCCACCGTTGGGAGCCACAGGACAAGCTGCAGTCCCTCGACCGGGCGCGCTTCATCGGCTTCCCCCACATCAGCACGGTCGTCGAGGACGCCACCGTCACGACTGACGGCGACGAGCGGCGCTTCATGTTCGGCTCCGACATCGCCGCAGGCCCCTACACCTGCTGGCGTGAGGACCCGCTGGAGATTGACCCAGACTGGAACGTCCTGCTCAACCCCAAGGGCGACGTGCTCACCGGCTGGACCCTGTCCGCTGGCAGCGTGGCCCTGTACGAGGGTGGCAACTGGGACCGCCAGATTCCCAAGTACGACCTCATCTGCACCCAGCTCACCATCCCCGACACCACGGCAGTCAGCTACTCCCAGCTCGCTGCGAACTTCACAGGCCTGACGGCAGCCAACGCCGCGGGACGCCGGGTAGCCTACGGCGAGTGGGTCTACGCGCGCACGGCCAGCCGGGTCACGGTGAAGATCACCGACGACGCGGGCAGCTCCGAGTCCGACCCCCATCAGGGCAGGGGCTGGGAGTTCCTCGAAGTCGAGCACGACGTGGACGGCGACAACACGACCATCCTCACCCCGAGTCTCGAGGTCAGCTCCGGCGCGGTCATGACCGTGTTCTGGGAGCGTGCGTGGTTCACCCTCGGCACACTGCCGGACATCTACGACGCGCAGATCACCAACATCCGGGTCCAGCGGGACGGCTCCAGCCAGACCGTGTTCCTGCCCGATGTCGTGCCGGAGGGCTACCAGTTGAAGCTGGTTGGCCGGGGCCACCTGTCCGCGCTGAGCGAGAGCCTGACCGCCACGATGGAAGTCGATGACGGCATGGCCGAGCTGCTCTACGCGTACGCCGCCCGCACCCTGTTCGAAGAGGCGGGCCTGTCCAGCGAGGACAGCAACGTCATCAACGGGCGCATCGCCA